TTATAGAAATGATTCCCATTACTAATATTGCCAAAAAGAACATAGAAAGTGTTCCGGTATGGACGCAGTAATCGCTTACGGTTCCGGTTCCGGTTCCGGAGACGGTTCTGGTTCCGGTGGCGGTTACGGTTACGGTTCTGGTTCCGGTGGCGGTTACGGTGACGGTGGCGGTTACGGTTCCGGTGACGGTTCCGGTGACGGTTCCGGTTGCGGTTACGGTTACGGTTACGGTTCCGGTTCCGGAGACGGTTTCGGTTACTGTTACGTTTATGATTCTGGTATAGGATCAGGTTCTGGTTCTGGTATAGGTTCTGGTACAGGATCAGGTTCCGATGCAGGATCAGGTTATGGATGAGATAATTGACAGAATTATTTATTTAACTGAACAGCAGCAATTTGAATTCATGAATGAAATTCATGAGATAAATAAAAAGTATCCTACGGGGGCTTTTCTCTACCCTAAATTAGAGAAGTTTGAGGAGGTGTTTTATAAGAGATTAGAAAGCAATGAAAAGTTAAGGCTTGCGATGGATGCGGCTTTAGCAGCGATAAACAAATATAGAAATATAAAAAATATCTTAGCCGAGATACGAATGGAAAAGGAACGATATGGAAGAAATACAGCAATACAACAAGATAGCGTTAGCGTTAGTGTCAGCTCAAAAGCATATTGGGGTGGCGATAAAATCGGAGACTAATACGTTTTTTAAGGGTAGCAAATACGCAGCTTTACCCGCCGTCATTGAGGCATGTAAGGAAGCCCTTAACCAGGCTGGTATCGTGGTGCTTCAACCACTGACCTATGATGAAACTGGCTATTATGTGGAAACGATCCTCCTCCATGCCTCAGGGGAGAAATTATCAGCCAAGATTAAGTTAATCCTAGCCAAGCAGGATATGCAGGCCATTGGTAGCGCTTGTAGCTATGCTAGACGGTATGGGATTCAAAGCTTCTTGTTCATTCCATCCTCTGAGGATGAAAAAGACGATGATGGAAATGCATCCAGTGGAAAGATAAAACCCCCAGAGGATCAATCGATTGATGAGAGAATCATTCATGCAGGTGTGAAACTAGGTTTAAGCGATGATGATGCATTTAAAATTTGCAAAGATTTGTTTAACGCTCCTTACAATCGGTTAGGACTTGAGCAAAAAGGTACGTTGTTAGCGTGGTTGAATACCGAGATTAATGCTAGAAGGAGCCAGAAATGATTATCCTTGAAGAGGAGTTAGATAAACTATTCAAAAAGGCCATTGATCAGGGAGATGTAAAATCCTATGTCATCGGATTTACGGATAGTGAAGGATTTACCAATCTTAACTGTTCTGGTAAATTAAGTGATCAAATTGTGCTTTTAAAATCAATCGAGGTTGAATTATCGGACGCGTTGTTAGAATCCCGTAAGAAATTCAAGAATACCTCGAAATCTCTACACATGTAGTCTCTTGGACGCTGGGGGGGCAAATTGCCTTCTCAGCTTCCACCTTAAAAAACCACTTGTCATCAATCCCTATAATACGACACAGGTTGTCATGGAGTGCCTTAATCCGGTTAGAGCAGTCTAATCTCTTAGGTAGATTCTGCTTAGTCATGACTCTTTCTTTATGAAAAAAGAACACGGCTTTAATACTTAAACCAGCCGGTTCAGATACCCAAGCCTTTACCAGGTTAGAATTGAAGGTAAAGGGCATTCCCTCCTTAGCTGCATACTGGTCCATAAGGGCCTTAAATGCCTTCAGTTCATCACTGGGCACATGAAACGTTTTAGGACCTCTTCTCACTAAAAAGTACTGATTGTTAGAGCTTGGGGGTAATGGCAGGTTCGGGAAATACGCTATCTGCTCATAGTGCGTATTAATGCTTGCACCGCTCGGTCGTTCTTCTGAGATCAAGTTCATTTATGCAAAAGTAGTTGTCTGCTTCAGTAATCTCAACAGAATAGTCTTTTGAACAGTCAAATTTTTGACTGGAAGGATTGAATTCACACAATACCGGGACATACACATTTCCGAGTTTGCACTGCTTAAGAAAGAGTTCTAAGTCATCAGGAGAACAGCATTTAAGTCCTTTGCCCTGGTCCCAAGTCTTGAATGATTTGATATCGGGCTCAGTCACACATCGATAGCCAGCATTAACTGCATCTACAACGCACCCAGTTATACTAGGACCGGATGGTGCGCAGTTAAGGACCAATCCCGCGAACGATATCAACAATATTTTGAGCCGCAGTAAGCTTTTCTTCTCTGGTTTTAGCATTTTTTAGTCCATCCACATTCTTTTCAACTTTATCGAGCCAGCCGTTAATATCGTTCTGATGTGCATACTTAATAATCGAGTCTAAAAGTGCCCCTAAACGGGAAAGGAGCGACAACAACTCCGGCAACGCCTTAAAAAATGCAACTACTCCCTCAATGACAGTCATACAGCGGGAGGAGGGCTAGGTGGGTTAGGTGGGTTCATCTGATTAATAATAGCCTCAATCTGAGCAGCAATCTGAGCCACCGAATTAGCATGGAATAATTGAGCAATGGCCACAATAATCGCAAGGATCATGGATAGAATTGACAGAAGAGCACCCCAATTAGCAGATAACCAACTCATAAGCTTGTCTCCTTTTTATGTTGACAGAGTTAAGTAATATTATTACATGAATAAGAATGGAATCAAAGCTAAGAACAAAAGATGAAATCGCTCAGGAATATACATCAAACGCCGCCATTCTAGGAGACAAAGTCTTTACTAAAGTCAGACTGGAATCTGAGATGGAAACGGTTAAAACAAAAATGGCTGCTCTCATTGCTGAAAGATGGGAAGTTGAGCAGCACAAAGAGACGGAAAAGCATACTGCATGAACATTGTGAAGTTCTGCGAGAATAGGTACCAGGAACTTACGATGAGGCTTCAGGCTTCCCAAGAGTATGATGCTCATCTGGATACACAGACCAAAGCCACAGCCGCAGTTCTCCACCTCTACCGGCAAGCTCTCCATTGGGCCTATATCCCTAAAACCATCTATGACTTTGCTAGGGTAAATCTTGGGTTAGATCCCGAACCAGTCCCTGTACTCCTAAACAAAGCCAAAAAGGACAAAGAAGAGGCAGCCAAAAAGGAGGCCAATGGAAGAGAAATTCCTGGAACTCCGGTTACAGTGGTACCAAAAACTGAAGGATGAAGGGTTTAAAGACATAGAAGATCTCAAAGGCAGGCTTGAACGTCAAGATAGACGCACAATAGCCTTTCAAAACCGTGAGAGTATTCGTCGATTCTTCATGCAGCTATCTGCTTATCTAGACTCTAAGCCGAATATCTCACCCCTTGAATATGATATCCTCAAGCTTTACGCAGACGGAATTAGAGTAATTAGAATTGCCCTCTTGGTGAAAAAGCACAAGGCTACGGTCCATAGAGTGATCAAAAGCTACAAGATGGGGCGACTATTTCCATATAAGTAGAGAGATAAAGAGAAATTAGCTATGGATCTATGGAAAATCAGAGAACCTAACAAATTGGATATTAATTTTATTTATGCGACTTGGCTTAAATCGTATCGATACGGGTCTCTTCTAGGGAAGTCCTGTAGAAATCTGATATTTTTTGATAATTATAGTCGGGTAATCGATGGGATTCTGAGTTCTGAGACAACAAAAATATCAGTAGCCTATAAGCCCGATGACCCTGATTTAATCTTCGGTTACTCAGTTCAGCAACCCCCTGACATAATTCATTTCGTTTTCACTAAACAAGCGTTTACCGGGTATGGCATAGCCAAGGCTTTAATTTATCCCTTAGAGCAACCATCGGACAAACCAGTCTATTATACCCACGCGACTCATTTCATCACCAGTTTTGTAGCAAGCAGACCTAATTTTATCTACAACCCTTTCTTACTTTTTAAACAAGGAGCACCCGAATGGCAGACGAAAAACTCAGCGTGAGCCCGGCTAAGGAATTAGTCAAAACTGTACACCTCTATGCAGGTCTCGACCTCATAGGTTCCAAAACGACACTTTCGCATAAAGATGCAGAGCTAGAGCTTATTTATGCAACAGGACTCAGGGTAACATCCAGGAAAACCAAGCGGGTCGTTCTCCTCCCTTTCTCCAATATTAAAGGGATTGAGCTATTCTCTGACCAACCCAATAAATTAAACAAGTTGAAGTAGATAAATTTATGGCAGGTAAAGGGAATGCTAAAACAGGTGGCAGAAAGAAAGGGATACCAAACAAGGAAACCATCTGTGTTCAAGATGTTTGCAGACGCTTTGGTTACGATCCTTTAGAGGCTCAAATCCATATAGCTAAAGACCCTGCTACGCATCCCAGCTTGAAAGTTAAGATAAATATCGATTTAATGCAATACATTTACCCTAAAGTTAAGGGTGATGAATTCACACCAGAGGAAACCCGCAACATTATGCAAATGATGCTTGTGACTAAGCTAAATGCTGCAAACTCTGGAAGTTAACCTACAGCCTAAGCAGATTCAGTTCTATGAGGCTATAGAGGCTAAACCCGTTACATTCTTTGGGGGGGCTAAAGGTGGAGGTAAATCTTATGCTTTGCGTAATCTGTTGCTTGCTAGGCGCTTTAAGTATCCAAATAGCCATGGGGCTATATTTAGAAAGACGTATGCGGAGTTGGATGCTAACCACATTAGACCACTTCTCGGACAACATCATATTCTCCGTCAATTCTGGTCCGCTGGGAAAAAGCTACTCGAACTTCCGAACGGGTCAACACTCCAGTTTTGTCATTGTTCCAACGAGTCCGACATCGACCTCTACCAAGGTAGAGAGTTTCACGATCTAGGCATTGATGAGGCCGGTCAATGGACGGAGGCCATGGTTCGTAAGCTGATGGGTTCTAACCGTTCCTCAGTTCCGGGAATCCCCGCTCGCACTATTTTAACTGGTAATCCGGGCGGACCTGGACATAAATGGTTGAAGAGGCTATTTGTAGAGAAAAGATACAACGAAAGAGAAAGACCTGATGATTATGCCTTCATACAAGCACTTGTTGACGATAATGCTGCCCTTATTGATAATGACCCTGAGTATGTCGCACGGTTGGAATCAGAGCCAAATGAAACATTACGAAAAGCTTTTAGATTTGGCTCGTGGGACATCTTCGCAGGACAGTTCTTTTCAGAAATCTCTAGAGAACGTCACATCGTTAAACCGTTCCCAATCCCGTCTCACTGGAATACTTTCGGTGCTTACGACTATGGCTATAACCATCCTGCTGCTTTTGGTTGGTTCGCAGTAGATGAGGATGGAACGGTCTATCAATATCGGGAGTTGGTTCAAGCTAAGCTTCGAATTGATCAGTTTGCAAAAGAAATCAACAAGTTCCCGGACACAGAGAAGCTATCTTATATTAGTGCGGGTTGGGATTCCTGGGCAAAAAAGGGTACGATACAGTCTGGGTCTACGCCAACTATCGCAGAAGAGTTTCTTAAGCATAACCTTATACTATCACGGGCTAAGATTGATCGGGTTCAAGGAGCATCCCAAGTCAGAAGCTTCCTAGCTTGTATCGATAACCAAGAGCCGCGTTTTAAGATCTTCAAAACCTGCCCGGTGTCATTTGACACACTCACCCGTATGGAACACGATCCCTTGCACGTAGAAGATGTGCTTAAGATAGACGCCGTTGATGGCGATCCTTTATCCGGTGATGATGCTTACGACATGATCCGATATGGGCTTATGAGTCGTCCTATGCTCTCAGATCCTCCTAAATTTAAAGGCAAACCAGGCACCAAAGAATGGCTGGAGTACCAAGCTAATATCCATTCCCAAAACATAGATAAGCAGATTGAAATGGATGAAAAGAAAGAGCAGGGTTTAGATATATTTAATACATCTGGAATGGAAGAAGACGACGTGATTAATTACTATATTAATAAGAGGAAGCAATGAGCAGAATACTGAAGCACTACGAACTTTCAGATAAAGACTATAATAAGAAGCTCAAGCACGAGTTTATGTGTGAGTGCGGACGGGACTATGTGCATCTTAGCCAGCCTGATGATGAGACAGAGTATTACGCAATTATTACCTTTGAATGCGAATGTGGCAAACAAACAGAGCTTAAGTTTCCGGTGAACTAATGGACATAGGCGACCAATTTACAACTAAGCAAGCTGCTAAAATCCTTGGGATCAATCTAGATCAGGTCTCTGATTATAGAAGGCAAAGGCTTTTTAAAACTCAAGGGACTGGCAAGAGGGCTCACTTTACATTTGAGGAATTAGTTCAGTTAAAAATCATGGAGTTGCTCAGAAGGATAGGCATAAGACTAACGCCTGCCCTAAATTTTGGGAATGACATCCTCTATGATCAAGACGGTCTTACGGTACACGTAAGCTATAAAAAAATACGCAGGGACATAACTGAGGCGATAGGGGGTTATTCTGAATGACTTATGAAGAGTCTTTAAAGCTAATTGAGAAAGCTAAGGAATTGGGAGTTTCGGAGTTAACTACGGAAGGATTCACTGTCAAGTTTAAGGATAATTCTCAGAAACTATCGCCTGAGTTGCCCAAGAAGCCGGTCATCCCTGACAAACTCGCAGAGGAACTGATCAAGCCCATATCGGTGCTCGATTCTTTGACTGAAGAGGAAATGCTGTACTACGCAACACCGTATTTTGATGAAATGATGGCTAAGAAAGAGGCCATGGCTAAGAAAGCTGCAGGAGAACCGGGATGAGTAAAACAGTAGAACGTTCGAACATGACTCAGACCGATTCAAAAGGAAAGGTTACCAGGGAACCAAAAAACCTAGCTGAGACCAATGTGAACTTCAGATGGTGGGTTTTAGATGAGAAAGAGATGGCGCCTGCTATTGCAGCGACGATTTTATTCATCAAGCAACACCAGGGCAGTAGGATAGAGCAATTGACAGTCTCAACTAGGTTATATGGGCATACAAGCATGTACAACCTAATTGGTACAGCTTTTACTCGGGCTAGTGCCGCAAATAACTCTCCTATGAGTCAGAGGATATCTTATAATCTGTGTTCTTCCGTAGTAGAGACTTTAGAGGCTAAGATGGCCAAGAACAAGGTTATCCCTACATTTATTACTAATGGGGCTGATTGGAAGGTTCAGAAGAAGGCTAAACAACTGACTAAGTTCTGCGGGGGGTTGTTTTACCAGCAAAACGTTCATCGTAAATCGATCATTTCTTGGAACGATGCGGGGGTATGGGGAGATGGATTTGTACAAGTTTATGAAAATGACGACAAGGTTTGCATTGATCGAGTATTGCCTCATGAGTTGTTTGTGGACACTATTGAGTCTCTTACTAGTGAGCCAAGGCAGCTACATAGGGTAAGGCTGATGGATAGGGATATAGCGCTTCAGGTCCTCCCTGAATTAGAAGAAGAGATCAAAACGGTAAGTCCCGCTAACTATCAAGAAATAGGGGGTCAAGGAACTGCGGTTGATATCATCCAGGTGACTGAAAGCTGGCATTTGAAGTCAGGACCTCTGGCTAAAGATGGTGTCCACGTATTTTGCGTTGGTGATGGGGCTTTGGCCGAGGATTATGATAAGGACTATTTCCCGTTTCCTCATCTCCGTTATGTGAATCGCAAGCTTGGATGGAATGGTCAAGGTGCTTGTGAGCGATTGATGGCCATCCAGGGTGAAATAAACCGATGCATGATGCTCAAGCAAAGAGCACTTTGGATGCAGTCAGCGTTTAAGATCCTGGTAGAGAATGGATCTAAGGTCGTAAGCCAACACTTAGACAATGAGGTGGGTACCGTCATCCATTACTCAGGTGTGGCCCCTCAATATATCACGCCGCCAGCTACGAATCCAGAGTTAGACGCGTGGATTGATAAGCTAAGAGATTGGGGATATCAGCAAGAGGGGGCTAATCAGCTCAACTCATCGGGTGAAGTGCCTATGTCAGTTAAGTCCGGGAAGGCTATGCGGACTTTGAATCAAATCACTGATGACCGATTTATTTTCATGCAACAGAACATGGAAGACTTTTGCCTGGAAATTGCTAAACAAGCCATCAACGTAGTCAAAGACATCTACAGCAGGGTAGGCAAGTATGAAGTGGTTTTCCCTGATACTCGTTTTGTTGAGACTATTGACTGGGCTGATGTGCAACTTGATGAAGAGCAGTACGTGCTCAAAGCTTATCCTACTAGTTCTCTGTCTGACGATCTTACAGGCCGTTTGGCGGAGGTACAAGAACTCACCCAATCGGGAATGATCACCCCTAGGTCGAGTAGAAGGCTTATGGATATGCCAGACGTAGAAATGGCTGATTCTTTGGCTAACTCCGCGGAGGATCGTATTACTCAGATCTTTGAGAACATGCTTGAAAAGGGTGAAGTTACCCGCTTTGAGCCTGGATTTCATGATGCCGAGCTTGCCGTTCAATTGGGTATCAAATACATCAACTATGCTCAGTACTATAACTGTCCAGATGACAAGATTCAGCTGGTACGAGACTACATCGCGCAGGTGAATGCAGAAGCTTTGTCTAAGATACCTGGAATCATAGCCCAAGAAGCTCAAACTGACGGCCAAGGAGCCGAGCAGGCTCAAGGAGTCCCTCAAGCGGCACCCGAGCCGCCACCAGTTAACAATTTAATCCAAAATGTTCCGGGGGTCTTGCAATGAGTAATGAAAGTGCGTTAGCTTTAGCCCAAGGGAGTACCGATCTTACTCCGAACCTTAATGTCTCCACACAAGACAATGATCATAGCACGGTCGGAGTCGAAGATTCTGGACCGGGGACCTCCGAATCTCCGGCTCCTTCCGCGCTTAAAAGCAAGGCATTTGTCCAGCTTGCACGCAAAGAAGCAGACTTACAGAGACAGAGGCAGGAAGTGGCCGCAGAGAGGGAAAAGATCCAAGCTGCTGCGCAAGAATATCAAAAATATCTACAACTTAAGCAAACTGATCCAGTCGCGGCATTAAAAGTTCTAGGCTTTTCTGAGACAGACATTTTTAACTATATGGCAGCTAATCAGCCTGTTGAGCTATCCCCTGAAGAAAAGGCGGCTAAGGCTGCCGAGAGTGCCACTGAGGCGAGGATTAAAGCATTTGAGGATGCACAAGCCAAGAAACAACAGGAAGCCCAAGAACAGGCAGATAAACGGGTTATAGATCAATACCGGGACAATGTAGCTAAGATCATTACGGGGAATCCTCTTAAGTTTGAATATTGTGCTTATCATGGTCCGGCGGCTCAAGAGCTTATTTATGAGACTGTTAAGGCTATTGTAGACTCGAGTCAGGGTGCCGATGTTCCAACGCCTGAAGAAGCTGCGTTGTTGGTAGAACAATTTTACGAAGAAGAAGATAAAACTATGAGTACTACTATTAAAAAGAGACAACCTAAGATAGAAGATCAACCATTAAAAGCTGAAGTATCTCCTCGTCCGCCTGAGAGAAGTAGGACATTACAACAAGGGCCTGCCAGGACTTTACCGCCAAGGGCTACGGCTACGGTTGCATCTACTACTAAGATGACGGAAACGTTTGCTCAGAAGAGGGAGAGGTTGATTGAGAAGCTTAAAAACGGTGGTTTTTAAAGTTTAGGGAGTATTAAATTTTGAAGTATAAATGTGCTTTGCTGTTCTCGTTGTTAAATATTTCGTGTGGCGCAATTGGTGATGTACATAGTCCCGATGGTCCTAAGATGAATCCGTTTCCCGGTCAGGCAAATGTCATTCGAGTTCAGTATGTAAAAGATTTACCCGATGATATTTCTCCCGACGATGATGTCGAGGAACGGGGCCTCAAATTTGGCACAGCATGGCAATTTGGGAAAAATAGATACCGGAAAGTCAGTCATTGGATGGGCTATGATGCTCTGGCAAAGGATAAAGAATACTTTCAAGTGGTCAAGGCAGATCCAAGTCTTGCCCGGTATGGCATAGTCTATAGAATTGCTCTGGATTACATTGAAGAGGAAGCTAATGGACGGGATGGTTCACTGATCGTAAATGAGACTAACTATCCAGATGGTAAGATCCTTCATGGCCCTGGAGTAGTACCTGACTTAGACCCGGTAAAAGCTATGCTAATGCAGCCAGGGATGAAAGTAGTTAATGCCAAGGGTCAACATAGCTGTCAATCGTCCAAGAATCTTGGCTACAAATGCGATGTAGAAAACAGAATCTATAATGATTGCGACACGGCAGTAAGAAAGCTTCAACAAACAAATTGTTGCAATAAAGACGGTATTAATACCGATGGGGTTTCGATAGGCTACACCCATAAAAGTTGTTTTTAGATGAAGACTTTATATGCCTTGGCACTGATTATTTTCGTAGGTACCATAATTCTGGATTTATGGTTTAGCGCTCACTGACAATTGACTCCGTTAACCTCAAATGAAGCCGGGGCACCTGAAAACGTGACATCGATGCGCGCTTTAGTCGGCTTAAGCTTGCTAGCTATGCAAGATAGAGCACTTGGTGCAGGGGTCGGTGTAGGGGAAGAGCTAGGTGTGGGCGCGGGTGTAGTGCCGGGTGGGACAACTCCAGGGCTTCCACCATGGTGCAGGGTCTCAAATACCATTGGATGGTTCTCAGAGGGCGCATTCTCTTGGTACGTGATCTTTCGAACTGAACCAGTCAGATAAGCAAGGGTGTTAGGCAGAGAGTAACCGAGTCGGTTAGCGTATGCGTTATAGGCAATTTCAAATGTAGGGTTCAAAACCAGGGTCACGTTGCCGCCACAAATATTTACAGACGACCCTTGTTTTGTACCTCCAGATGACATGTCACTAAATCCGAGTGGGAAGAGTCCGGCGTTGAATTCGAGAGCAGTAGTGAGTCGATTCGCAAACGGAGTGTAGAGATCAGTTCCCTGCGCATAAGCCGTTTCAAGGGCATTGAAAGCTCCAGAAATTCCGAATTGAGTATGCTGCAAATCCCGGCACGTCTCTTGGCAGATTCCGCTAACGCTAGCGTCAAAGACTTTCTGTCCATTCCATTTACCTATCACAAGGGGGTTTGTCTTAGGAGTGGCACCGTCTTCCGGGAAGTAATAGAAGTAGGCCGGGATAGCTCCCTGAAGAGCTGATACTGCCTGCTGAAAGAGGGCCTGGTTCTCAGTGACTACGGCTATGCCGAACCAAGATCCAATCGTGGTCATAGCCCAGTTACCGTTTTTATTCACTAGTCCCGGCACGGCAGTTAGGGAATTGAGATACTGATTTGTAAGTAAAGACTGAAAGGCTGTAAAGTCAGCGTCAGCCCATCCAGCATTTGAGTAACGAATGATCTCAGCAGCAGCGGGGAATTTACTAGCCGACCAGGAAGCTTGAACGGTGGCATTTGTGTTGGTATGCCCGCCCTTTAAGCCCTTGGAATAGGCATTCATAATGGCAATCGCGTTGTTGGCGTAGGTTTGATTACCCGAAATATACCATAAAAGTGCCTGAGTTAGGGCAGCGGTAGAATCATCATCCTCAAGCGTGCAGCCTATATTTGGATTTGAATAAGATCCACAGTCAATCGTCCCACCTGAGGGGGGGCCTTGTACGGCATAGGTCAAAGATCCCCATTTACTAGCTTTAGCCTTAGCATAGGTCGATGCAAAGGGTTCTGCCCCGGCTAATGCTTGTTGCTTCATAAAGTCTAACTGAGACTGGGACACGAGCACTCCCGGGTGAGAAAAGGCAAAGCAGTTAGACGAAATGAGCAAGATTGGCAGGATGAGCAGATTTTTTAGTTTCATATGCGCACGTTAATTCTGATGGTCATATTTTGCAAACGCTACCTTTTCCACTTATGTAGAGACCGCGTCATTCTAGATATAAGGCACTCAAAGACATTACGCCCGACTAAGGAATCTAGGCATTCACAAGAATGTCTAACTTCATCAATCGAGGTAAATTTATGTCAGCTCCTATTACCCAGGCGGCAGTGTCGGGTATTTTGAAAGAATTATATGATGATCAGAAAGTCCAGTGGCTAACCTATAAGGACAATCCTACACTGGCAATGTTAAACAAACAAGAGAAATTCCCAGGGAAATACTACCCTGTGCCTGTCGTATTCGGCCTTACTGGCGGCGTGTCTGCTACCTTTGCGAATGCTTATAATAACCAGTATTCACCTAGTGTAGCTGAATTCCTGGTTACTCGTGTTGCTGACTTCTCTGTTGCTAGTATCGATGGGCAGCTTCTCGCCGCAGCTCAGACCGATCCGGGGACGTTCATTGACGGTGCGGAGTTAATGATTGACGCTGCATTCCAGATCGCAGTCAACCGTATTGCTTCAGCTATCTTTAGAAACGGTGGCGGCACCATCGGTCAAATGAGCGCATTTAGTAACACTGGTACTGCTTGGACTATTACCCTGAGCAATCCAGATGATGCGGTTCAGTTCGAAGTGGGCTTTACATTGGTTGCGGTTCAGAACTTTGATGGAAGCGGGACTCTTTCCAGCGATACCGTAGTTCTAAACTCTGTAAATCGTAATACAGGCGTCCTAGCTGGGGTTGGATCGACTTCCAGTCCATCGGCAGCTTGGACCGGGGCCGCTTATTACCTCGCTGTACAAGGTGATACGCAGAGCTCTAGCAATAACAACTTTCAGCCTTCGGGATCGGCAGGCACCAACAGCCTGTTAAAGATTGCTGGATTTGCTGCTTGGCTTCCGATTGGTGGACCCCCTGTATCTGATTCATTCTTCGGAGTGAACAGAAATTTGGATGTTCAACGCTTGGCAGGCGTATTTTTTGACGGTCGAAGTCTGAGTTTAGAGGAAGCATTGCTAGGGGGTACTGGACGCATTGCTCTTAACGGTGGACGCGTCGACACAGGGATTTGTTCCTATGCAACCTATACCGCTCTAATCGTCAGTTTAGGCTCTAAAGTCCAGTATATTGACGAGAAGATCGGAGACATTGGATTTAGAGGTGTCCAGGTTAACGGTGCGAATACCGTAATGTCTGTATTTCCTGACAGAAACTGTCCAGATGGTGTGATTTACTGTCTTGAAATGGATTCATGGGTTCTGAGAAGTCAGAATCCGGCTCCTCATATCTTAAAATACATGGATGAAATCGAAATTTTAAGGGTACCAGGGGTCGACTCTGCCGAGCTTCGCGTGGGGATGTACGGAAACCTGTATTGTATCCGCCCAGGTCATAATGGAGTAATACAAGTTCAGTTGCAGGAGTTCTAAACTTGATATAGTCTAACAGCAATCCATGTTGTTGTAATCTTCATATCAGACCTCCCAAGGCGGCTATCCTTGGGGGGTTTTTTTGCGACCTTTTCCACATTAGTAGGCGCGCAGATAATTAAGTCTGCCCTTACCTGAGAGGGAATAATCAGATGGCTAGTCGCTGGTTTACGCAGTTTTATGGTTCACTTCATAAGAAACCTGTACAATTAGACTGTAATTTCGTGGTCGATCAGACTAACGGGAACGGGCTTGGGATTCGAAGTCTCAAGGGTCCTGGGATTAGCAATGTATTCATGAATACGGCTAATACGGCTACTACGACCACGTCTGTCTTCGCATCGGGTGCAACTACCATTGTGGTCAACTCCCTTAACTCTTTGGCTGTAGGGATGACCGTTACGGATAGCACGACCGGGGGAAATATTGCCGGTGGCACCAAGATTGTATCAATCTATGTTCCAGGCAATCAGGTTACCTTATCGGCTGCTACTTTGGGTGCGTCTGCTTCTTCCCCTGGAGATACGCTTTCATTTGTGCCTAATCAAGCATCGAGCGGCAATCCTAACCCAGCCGCAGGTGTTATCATTGTCCAGTTTCAAGACAACTTTAATCGGTACTTTTTTGGCACCAGCGGGTTCGTTTCCCCTCTTTCCGGGAGTAACGTCAATGTCACTAGCGGACTGACGCAGTATAAACCCTATGTCATCGTTTCGGTGGGAAGCACTACGCTTGCTCAATGGCAAACTTTAGGGCTTCCGGTTGGGATCGTTCCGGCTGTAGGTGTTCCTTTTATAGCTGCAACGGCATCGGCTGGATCAGGGAGTGGGATAGTACAAGCTCCAGGGGTCAGCGGAATTCATGCGATCGAAGTAATTGGAGACCCCAATCAAACTCTTAATTCGTCTACTGCTAGCATTTTAGGCTCAGCCGGGGGTTCTTACCTAATGCTTCAATGCTTGGCTCCTACCAATTCGAGCACAACGACATTAATTCCTACGGCTCCTCCTAACGGTTCAGTGATCGGACTAAGCTTCTTCATGAGCAACTCCTCGATCTTAGTACAGGGAGAATAAAATGTATTTTGACGACCATAAACGCATCGCCACTATGATTTCTTCTAGGAGGAATTCCAACGGTGAACCCAAAATCGTCGAAAACGTTCCTATGCAGAACGAAGTGGTTAAAGATGAAGGTGGGATGATTGACGGCAAGCACATAGCTGCTCAAGAGATTATGGGGGCAATCCATAGTAAGAGCCCTATGCAACTTATGGAAGCTTTGAGTCATTTTATTACCATTCATCACTCTGCAAAGGACGCAATGGTTGATCACGAGTAGGGGGATTCTATGCCCGTTCCAAGTATTGGGAATTTAACTACTCCGGGTAATTTCTTGGCAGTTTCTGCTCAGGGGCAGGCTATTTTGACCTGGACATATTCACCCTTGGCAACTATCTATTATGTCAGCCGATCTATCGATAGTGTTACATTTGTTCTGATTGGTTCCACTAGTTCGTTGCAATACAATGATGCTAGTGGAACTTTAGGAACTATCTATTATTACTACGTTCAAGCCGCCACTTCGTTAATTTCAAGCCCACCTACTTATTCACTATCAGCTCAGTCCTTATTACCGGGGCAAACTACGGTTGGTAATGTTCGGCTAGAGGCTCAGCAGAGGACTGATAGGGTTAATTCTGACAACATCTCAGATCAAGAGTGGAACTCGATGATTAGTCAGTCTTATAAAGAGCTGTACGACATCTTGATTCAGAAGTTTGGCGATGACTACTTTATAGCGTTGCCAAAAATTTACGTGACTACGGGACAGGTAGACCCGGTTACTCAGATTCAAACATTTCCTCTTCCAGACGATTTCTATAAGCTTCAAAGGGTTGAGGTAGCTCTAAATTTTTCGGATCCAAATTCCTGGATTACTTTGAGACAATTCAATACGATTCAGGCTAATTTATGGAACTACCCTAATGTTTATACTTTTTACGGTATTACTAACCTGCGGTATCGTTTATGGGGCAATAATTTGCAGATTGTACCTATCGCGTCCGCTGGCCAGTATATTCGGATTTGGTATTCTCCTCGTCCTAATCAACTTATTAATAGCACTGACACGCTTGACGGAATAAGCGGATACGAAGAGTATATTGTCGCCGATGTTTGTATAAAGGCACTCACTAAGACAGAAGAAGATCCTATCATTTTTATGAATCAAAAAGCAGCTTTGATGAAGAGGATTGAAGAAGCGGCTGAAAATAGGAACATTGGAGAACCTCAGACAGTGAGTGACTCTAGGACCCGTAATTTTGCTTGGAGTGATGGTGATTACGGTGGATCTAATGGGGGTATGTGGTGATCAGGCTTCCTGTTTTTTTTACGTCAGATCGCATCTTGCACATGATGCAGTCCAAATGGGCTAGCATCCTAAACAAGCTGGTTTCAAATCCTTCCTTAGACAGTCAATTACTTGATAAGATCGTTCTTGGACCGGGTTATAATACAGTAAACCATAGGCTCGGACGCAACTTGATTGGGTGGCGGATTGTAGGGATAAACGCGGCTGCAACCATTTACGACAAACAGGCATCTAACCAAATGCCTGATCTGACATTGATACTCGTGAGCAGTTCCCCGGTTACGATCAACTTGGAGGTTTTTTAATGGCTACCGAGTATATTAGTCCAAATATGGATCTTGTGATACCCGTCCCAACTCAAGACCCTGGTCCTAATTGGTCTTATGCTTTGAATGCTTCACTTACGATCTTGGATGCTCATAACCATGTGAGCGGATCGGGTGTTCAGATACCCACGGCAGGGCTGAACATCAATGCAAACTTAAATTTCAATACTTTTGCCGCTATGGATTTATACGCCAGTACCTTTTCGCCTAGATCAGGAACATTGAGTCCTGTAAGCCCATATATTTCTTGTGCTTATGCGGTAGGAAGCAATGGAGAACTTTATTGGAACGATTCTAACGGTCATTCAGTTCAAATTACCTTAAACGGAAGTGTGAACGTTTCCGGGGGTATCGGGTTTACGGGTCTTCCTTCGGGTACGGCTGCGGCTAACTACCTGTCGGCATCGGGAACTTTTCAGTTTTTACAGTCTGTCGGAACCGGGGCTAATCTGGACGTAGCTAGCATAGCAATTCGGTATCCAGGGTCTTATCCAAACCCGTCAGGGGATTATATCCAGCTTGAAGCTCCTAGTAGTCTGGCTAGTGCCTATTCGCTAATCCTGCCGGCTCTCCCAGCTCAGACCAATGTCATGACCTTAGGGAATACGGGTATCATTTCGAGCACTACGTGGGACGCAGTGGGTGAGAACATGAGTTATATTGGGGCTAATGCTATTGCTTCAAGTATGACGAGTGCAGGAGCGGATGCCATTGCTGCTACTATGGATAGCACCGGCGCCAATGCAATCATTGCAAAGGTTACATCGGTAGGCTCGGGTCCGGCAAATACCATCATAGCAGCGGTCACGAGCGTTCCTACAGGCGTGGCCAATCTCATGGGCACATCCATGAATTCAACGGGTGCCAATGCGGTGATTGGCAGCGTTACATCAGTAAGCTCGGGACCAGCAAATACGATCATAGCGGCGGTTACCAGCGTTCCTACAGGCGTGGCCAATCTCATGGGCACATCCATGAATTCAACGGGTGCCAATGCCGTTGCAGCTAGTAGAACTAGATCTACGGGTGGAACTGTCGGAACAGGAGGAGTGGCCGTTGCTCCTTCATGCGGTAATTTTAGTACATCCTCCTCTACGCCGGTGAGTGTTACGAGTCAATCCGTTATAATAACTACCTCAGGGCGTCCCGTAATAGTAGGAGTTTCACCCATTGCTCAGAGCATAAGCAATGCAGCCGGGATGCTCTATTCTGGCACGCAATCGGGTTATATTTTGATATATAATCAGACTCTTAACGAACCCTTTCCTATGCAACTAGGAGCACCGTCAGTGGGTCCGAATGGGGTAACTCAAAGTTTTACTATTCTAGATAATGTTCCTGCCGGAACTTACACATACTTTTTTCAAGCTTTCACTTTGACAGGATCAGGAACTGTTTTTATAAATAATATATACATGTACGCATACGAGCTATGAATGGCACTGACAAAACAACCTGTTAACATCAACTTTGCCAAAGGACTAGACACTAAGACAGATCCTTATCAAGTTGCTCTTGGCAGTTTTTTGAAATTAAATAATTCCATTTTCAACAAAGGTGGATTGCTTCAAAAGAGGAATGGCTATGATAATCTTCCTGGACTACCTAATCATAACTATGGATACCTTACTACTTTTAACAATAATCTTGTCGCTATTGGGGACGAACTAAGCAGCCTCTCCAAGCCTATAGAGGGATGGACCGATTCAATTCCATTTCAGGGGTTAGATATCGATGTATTATCGATTATAAAGTCCAATACCAATCAATCTCAGTGTGACTCGGTTGTCTCCGAGAGTGGTCTGGTTTGTACCGTGTTTACAGATCAGACTATTTCAAGTTTAAGTACTCCGGTTTATAAGTATGTGATTGCTGATTATACCACAGGTCAAAATGTAGTTTCACCTACTGTGATTAATTCAGACGCTACCTATGGTGTACCTAGAGTTTATCGACTTGATAATTATTTTGTAATAGTTTACATAACTCTGGTCTCAGCAGCTTACAATTTAAACTATATTGCCGTTGATATTTATGAGCCTTCTACCGTTCAAGGTCCTAACAGGATTTCTACCTCGATTGCTCCTTCAAGCAATGGTATCGTATTTGATGCAGTAGTCTTTAATGACACTGTGTTTTTAGCTTGGAATGGTGCCTCTGGTACAGGAATAAAAGCGGCTTTTTTGACTGGGTATTTGGGGCAATCAGGTATTTTTAATATCGATCCATCGCATACAGGCGATATTGTTACTATCACAGCCGATACAGTTAACTCGGTAATTTGGATTTCGTATTATAATTATTCCGGTAATTATTTGTATGCTGCGGCCAGAAATATAAATTTAATTTCAGTTTTAGGGCCTACCTCTTTGGGAACGCCTGCCAACAGCGTCAGCAATTTGACCATAAGTGCGTCAGGCGGGATATTGACGGCGATTTACGAGATATTTAATAATCCATATTCTTACGACTCAGGTATCCCGACTCATTATTGTCGCTACATTGCTATCAATCAGTCAGGCGGCGCTGTATCTAGTGCGACAACAGTATTAAGGTCTGTGGGATTAGCTTCAAAAGCTTTCGTTTACGATGGTCGAATCTATGCCTTGTATGTTTATCAGTCCCCGTATCAGAGTACTTATTTTTTGTCGGATGTTAACGGAAATATCATAGGAAAACTTGCCTATCAAAATGCAGGAGGCTATTTAACTCAAGGATTGCCCTCTGCTTTGGTATCTGGGGATACTGTACGGATTGCTTATCTTTATAAAAACTTAATCCAGGCTGCCAATGTGAACACGAATGTCCCTAGTGGCTCACAGGTGAACGGCATTTATAGCCAAACTGGTATCAATCTTTCTTCTTTCACTTTTACAATCAGTACACTTTTTTCCGCTGAGATTGGGTTTAATCTCAATATTACTGGCGGGTTCCTATGGGCTTACGATGGCTACAGTCTGTTTGAGAATGGGTTCTTTCTGTATCCTGACTTGGTTGAGGTGGCGGGGTCCGGGACTAGCGGGAGTATGTCAGCCCAGCAGTATTTTTACCAGACTACCTATGAATGGAGTGACAACCAGGGCAACTTGTTTAGATCCGCTCCTAGTATACCTGTGAGTGTGACTCTTACCTCTGACACATCAGTGACGATTAATGGTCCTACTCTTAGACTCAGCCTTAAAAATGATAATAACCCGGTTAAGATTTGTATTTATCGATGGTCCATAGCCCAGCCTGTGTATTATCAGGTGACATCGATTGCAGATCCATTGATCAACGATCCTACGGTGGATAGCTTCACCTTTACGGATACCTTGTCCGATGCATCTATTTTGGGAAATAATATCCTTTATACTACGGGCGGAGTCTTAGAAAACATTAGCCCCCCCGGATTTGACTCCGTGTTTTTGTTTGATAATAGACTTTGGGGCATTGTTTCGGAAGATAAAAACCTGCTTTGGTTTAGTAAGCAAGTGATTCAAAACACGCCTGTAGAGATGTCTGACTTACAAACTCTGTATGTTAGTCCGGTGATTGGGGCAGAGGGATCGACTGGGGACTTGACTTGCGGCGCCTCAATGGACGATAAGCTGGTCCTTTTTAAGAGTTCCGCCATCAATTATATTAACGGCGTTGGGCCGGACATCACAGGGGCTAATAATGGGTATAGTCAGCCTATTTTTATCAATTCTACTGTCGGATGTTCTAGCCAGGCCAGTATCGTATTCCAGCCACAAGGGCTCATGTTTCAGTTTACGTCGCCTAGCGGAAATCAAATCTGGTTGTTAGGAAGAGATTTAAGCACGAGCTACATAGGTGCCCCGGTACAGTCGTACCTTCAGGACGCTGAGGTGATCGACTCAATCAGTGTTCCAGGCACTAATCAAGTACGATTCACACTCAGCTCGGGAATAGTCCTAATGTATGATTATTATTATGGACAATGGGGGACATTTTCCAACATCCCCGCAGTATCCAATGTACTTTACGAGGGACTACATACATTCATCAATTCTAAAGGTCAAGTGCTACAGGAAAGTCCAGGAGCATATTTAGATGGCGCCAATCCTACCTTGATGAGTTTTACCACGTCATGGATCAATTTGATGGGCCTGCAAGGCTATCAGCGCGCTTACTTCTTTTACCTGCTGGCTACTTATTTGTCTCCTCACATCCTGAACGTTCAGATTGCCTATGATTACAACCCTGCTTTCAGACAGCAGTGTCTGATTTATCCCAAAAATTGGAGTCCAAATTATGGTAATGGATATTCATATGGGAATGAACCCGTATTTGGTGGACCTAGCAATTTGGAGCAATGGAAAGTGTACCTGACTATTCAGAGGTGTGAGTCGTTTCAAATCACTATCTCGGAGATTTTTGACGATTCTTTCCAGACTCCAGCCGGTGCCGGGTTTACCATGTCCGGGATTAATTTGGTTGTAGGGCTAAAGAAGGGTTACCGGCCTACCAAGTTTACACAGCAAGTGGGTGGATCGTGAACATCTTGAGGCTGAGTGACGAGATTTGTCATCATGCCGTTAATATCTTGGAGTCTCGTGACATGGGGTCGCGGTATAATTGGCCACTTTTAAGTTATTTGGCACTTGAGAAGGATATTCCTGTAGCTGCGGGAGGCTTGAGGCGTGCCGATGGCGGTATAGGGTTTTTTGACTCTTTTATTACTAACCCTGCATGCGACCCATTTTTAAGGGATGAAGCCATTAATAAGATCCGTGATAAACTAGTTGAGATAGCCAAGCTTCATTGTTTTAAAGCGATCTTGTGTTTCAGCCCTCATTACAGCCTTACTGCACGGACGGAAAAAATTGGATTCAAACGTCAAGATTGGTTTTGCTCTAGCTTAAATTTGGAGGTCATCTAGATGCCTTTTTTACTACCAGTTCTACCAGCAATTGCGGGGGCAGTTGGCGGTGCTCTCTTAAATAAGGTACTGAATCCGGGAGGCTCCTCTCAGGGTGGTAGCCCTGGTTCCATAGCGCCGTTGCCAAATGTAACCAACCCAGCGGCTGTTAATTATAATCCGGGTCAGCTTCAGCAGGAACAAAACCCGTTTGAAAATCCATATGTCCAGGGCGCGCTTGCTGCTCAACAGGGGGGAATCGGCCAACAGCAAGGATTTGCTAATCAGTTAGGTGGCCAAAATGGGGTCGGTAATCAAAATCAGGTCTACGGACAATATCAAGATATCTATGCGGGTAAAGGGCCTAATCCTGCCAAGGAGATGCTCGCGCAAGCTACAGGCGCCAATGTAGCTAATCAGGCCGCATTGCAGGCTGGCCAGCGTGGTGGTTCGTCTAATGTGGGGTTAATCGCTAGACAAGCGGGTCAAGCAGGATCTAATGCTCAACAGCAGGGTGCTCAACAGGCTTCTCTACTTCAGGCCCAGCAGAGTCTAGGTGGTTTGGGGGGGGCCGGGAACATAGCAGGCCAACAGGTAGGACAGCAATCAAATGCTTTAGCTAACCTGAACGCACTTCTCCAGGGCAATACCTCGCAGATAGGTAATCTTACATCATTACAAAATGGGGGCATAAATAACGCAAACCGTAATCAGTTAGCTCAAGAGCAGTTAGGGCTAGGGGCTCTCCAAGGGAATCAGCAAGCTCAAAATCAAGCTAATGGGCAACTTCTTGACGCTTCTGCAAAGCAAAATATTGCCTCTGCTAATAATGCGGCTCGAGCTAACGAACAGGCTCAAGGCAATCAGAATACTATCACAAGTGGGGTTATTAATTCAGTTGGTGGGGCATTAACTACCGCACTAACCCCGGAAAAAGCTGAAACTAAGCCTCCTGTAAAAGCCGCATATGGGGGGGTTATTGGAAATCCTAAGTTAGCCGCAGTTTCTGAGGCCGATAGATTTCCAGCTCACATTAAAGGAATAGCCGCGATTTATCATGGCGACAAACTCCAAGAATTAGAGAAAATGCCTAAGTTTTACTCCGGTGGAATGGCTAAGGATGGTGGCAAGGTGCCAGGAAAGGCCAAAATGGCAGGAGACCATCCCGCAAATGATACGGTAGCTGCAAAGTTGAGCCCCGGAGAGGTGGTTATTCCGAGGAGCGTCATGGAGTCAGACGACCCGGCAGGTAACGCGGCTCGATTTGTGGCCTCGATTGCCAAGGTAGGCGGGAAGGAACATGGAGATTTTAAGACAGCCTTGGCCAAAGCTATAAAGAACAGGAAATCTAAATCATGAATCTAAATGACTTTTCTCTTTTAAAGGAAGACGAGACTAACTATGTGATCGGTCATCCTAAGGGTAAGTCGATCACGGTTCCAAAAAAGGGCATTTCCGACAAAGCACAGAAATTAATCTCCGGTTTAAAACGACAAGAGGGGCTTTACAAGGGTGGAGAAGCCGAGAATCCCAATTATGAGGATGAGGAGTTTGCAAATGCCGTTTTGAACGCAAATATCGCACCATCTGAGCCGCTAGAGTCCCTGCCTGTAAACCTAGGTTCTGATCAGGGTCTAGAAGATCTTAATCAGACAATGGGATATGAGGCTCAGGAAATTCCCAATGCATCTATTCCTGAACCCGCCGCAGCCCCGGCCTCTGTTCCAAATGTACAAATGCCTGCTCAGCCGCAATCTGAAAAAGTCCCTGATTTGATTGAAGATCCTACGGGAAAAGCACGAACCCTTTTAGATCAGGGTGTAAAAGCAGAAGTAAAGGCAGCTGAAACATCAAACCAGGCTTACGAAGATGCAGCTAAATTAGTAAAAGCCTCTCAGGATGCTTATGATTTACGAGTTAAGGATTACAACACGCGCGATGCGAATCTTTACAAAGCAGCGGTCGAAAATAAGATCGACCCTGATCGCTATTGGAACAGTTTAGATACCGGATCTAGAATCGCCGCAAGCATAGGAATGGTTCTGTCTGGAATGGGATCAGCGGTCACCGGACAGCCTAATTATGCTTTAGAGAATATTAAAAGGGCTATAAATCAAGACATTGAAGGTCAGAAGAATAGCCAATCCAATGCAATGAATCTCTGGAAGATGAACCGACAGTTGATGGGTGCAGATCAGAAGGCTACGCTGGCTACCCAAAACCAGTATTTAAGCCTGGCAAAAGCTAAGGTAAATCAAGCTCAGGCACTCGCAGCAGGACCTAAGGCGGCAGCAGGAGCCGTAAAACTAGGGCTCGAGCTTGATAACCAAATCAATGAGAACAACAAGGCGCAGGCTTTGATGGACATGGCTAACCAACCCGTTCGGCAAGGTAGAGTGTCTAATATGGACCCGGCTAAGCTGGTTTATACTCAAGTGCCTAAGCATCTTCAAAAAGAGGCTATCGCAGCGATAGATGCAGCTAAAAACAGGAAGAAATTTAAAGATGAAATTATTGCGGCTTACGACCAGGCCGTTAAAGAACGATTCAGTCCTTTGGAAAATGGAGGTAAAGCTAAATTAAAGACTTTGCTACCGGCTACACTCTCCCAAATCGAAGGAACTGTTCGAGTAGCCGCCAAAGAGGCATTAGAAGAGGCATCTTTTCCTAGCAAATTTGAAAGTGCTAATAGTGTGGCAGAACGGCGAAAGGGTTTAATTCAATATCTTGATAGCAACGCCGCAAGCAGTGTTCTGTCAGCAGCAGGGATTGATTTAAACAACTTTGAATCTACACGCCCTAAGGCTTACTTTCAAAAGGGCGATATTTTGGAACGCAAACAATGAGATATACTGTAGACGACAACGGTAATCTTGTAGGCGAGGATGGGAGTGTAATCCCTGCGGATCAGGTCAAGCAGGACGATTTTAGCGTGGTCGGCAATGAGCTTGATCAGTATCAGACACCCGGACAACAGGCATTAGGCGTTGTTGAGGAAGCATTACAGGGCCTTACTTTAGGGGGCTCGGATCTTATAGAGCAAAAGGTTCTCGCCCCGGCTAACCCGGCTTTATTCGGTCCTGAGGCACGTAAAAAGAGAAGAGAAGCCAATCCGATAAAGTCTTTTATCGGGAACATGGTAGGCACCGGCACCTTAGCTACACTAACCGGTGGCGGGGCTAAAGTAGCCCAACTTGCAGGAGTAAATCTTGCCGAAAAGGGTCTTGCAGGTAAAGCTCTTGAATACGGGATAGAGGGGGCGTTCTTAGGAGGCGGGGAAGCTGTTAGTGAGCTTGCTTTGGGAGAACCCGACCTCAACGCTTCTAAAATTGCATCCATGGTTACAACCGGGGGTGTGTTTGGTGCCGGATTGGGCGGACTGTCCTATGCGTTAAAGGCAGCTCTTCCGTTCCTGAAGGAATCTAAGAATGTTCCACGTGGAACAAAAGCTCTACAGGCATTGGAAAAGACGGAGAATAAGATTGAGGAGCCGGTTTACTTTGTCGAGAGCAAGGGCAAGCCATTTACCACGCTACAGCAGATAGATGAGACCCTTGAGGCAGCTAAGAAAAACCCAAAATTGGCAGAACTTTTTGAAATGCCTCAAAAGGCCGCCGCAGACGATGCAGTAGCTCATTTAAATCCTAAGATGCATTTTCCTTATCAGGATATCCAAGTAGAGGCTTATTCTGATCCGCAGGCCATGAAGGATTTCCTATTGCGCTTGGATCGTCCAGGTGAGCCGGGTAGGATTTTAAGAAGTTTTTTAAACGTCCAAAATAACGAACTTCGAGAATTAATCAAAACGTCGATTCAAGACATTGCACCAGGACATACTTTAGCTACAGACTTTAAAACTGCCGGTGAGCGAGCAGCTCGATTAATGGATGAGGTGGTCCAAACTACTCGGAAGGATCTTATTCCCGAGTTAAGAAAAATTAAAACGGCTGATCAAACTAAGAATAATCTATACGGGGTTTTGCAGTATCTAACCGATGGGAGTGCATCGCCTTTCGCAAATCCTGAAATCGGCAATATGTTTCATATAGTTGATGGTCAGTTAGCTATTAAGCCCTTTAAAGACGTAAAAGTGCTTACAAAGCCTACTTATGAAGCTATAAAAAAAGCTGAAAATTTACTGAGGAAAGAACCGACTAACATCAAGGCTTTGTTTGAGATACGCGAAGGTCTTATCGGAGAAATCGATAAGACAGCCAATACCAAGGTATCTCAACAATTAACTCAGGCCCAGGCGGCCATGTTGGATTATATCCAAAAGGAAGTAGTTGAGACAATTCCGGACGCAAAGGTTCGGGATATCATGACCAAATACGCTAAAAATGAGGATAGAATTGATTATCTTCAGAGTGTAATTGGTGCCGATATTGACTTAAAGGATTGGAGAAGAGTCTCACAATCCAAAGCTCCCGAGCATGTTCTTGATAAGATCTTTAAAGATAGTCACAGTGCTAAGGCTGTAAAAGAAATCGTAGGGGAAGACAATTTTGCTACTATTACGGCTGATTATTTAAACAATGTAAGACTCAGACACACTAAGGATAATGTCCTTTCTCATCAAAACATGAGCAATTTCCTGAGCAGAGAAGCAGTAGCACTCTCAGAAGCGTTTAAAACACGCGGTTCGGAGTCTTTTGAAGACATTAAGGCAGCATTGACGGCTTTACGGCTATTCCCGGTAACTGCTACGGGTAACCCCTCGGGGACGGCTAAAACATTGATGGCAAGCCTCTCTCCAAAAAATATCAAAGAGAAACTATTTGGTAAAGTTGAGGACACGGTTCAACAGCAAATTGATGAATACGCTATTAACAAAAAACTCAATCAGGCGGGTGAGAAGGCTACCCAGATGAGTATTCTAGGAAAAATGATTAAGGATGCGGATAAAAGCATTTTGCACAATGCAAGAGAGGCATTTTTAAAGACCTCTAAAATAGGCGCGCAGGTGATGCTCTCGAAGTCCGAGTTTGAGGAAAAGCGTAAGGAAATAGGGACCTTAACTAGCAATCCTAAGGCTTTGGTGGATTACATGGTGGAAAACACGAGCGGTATCTATAATGCTGCCCCTCAGGTTAGCCAGGCCATGCAGATTAACGTGATGAATGCTCTTCAATTTTTGAAGGCTAAGATGCCAGCGGCAAAGTCAGAGATGCCTTTAAGCCCTAAATTTGAGCCCACACCTCAAGAACGGGGCAAGTTTAGCCAATATTATGCCGCCGTTAACGATCCTATTTCTGTGCTTAAGCAGGTTAAAAACGGATCACTCAGCAATGAATCCATGGAAGCTTTACAACAAGTACACCAAAAACTGTTAACGTACATGCGCCAAGTGATGTATGATCATTGGGAAAAGGCCGATGTACTTCACTTACCCTACGGACAAAAGCTTTCAATTGCTAAGTTCTTGAATGTTCCTCTAGATGAGAATATGACTACCTTAGGAATCACTGCAAACCAAATGGCTATTAGCGCGCCTCAACAGTCGCAGCAAATACCTGCGGGGATGCAAAAAACAAGTCAGAAAGGATTGGATAAGTTAAATGCTTCCAAACGAAGTGAAACACGGGCTAACAGACCCGACGAGTAAAGATCTTCCTACAGTAGTTGTAATTCATCGGTTCTTGCCGTTGGGAACTCGCCAATTTAGCGACTTATACATAAATGGTAAATTTTTCTGCAATACAGCCGAACCTTTCATCGACGGTCAAGTTAAGCTAATTCGTGGTGTTTATAAGTGCGTTAGGGGAATGCATAAAGGATCGCACGGTATGTATTATACGTATGAAGTCCTTAATGTTCCAAATCACACGGGTATCTTGTTCCATCCTGGTAACGATCCTCTTGTAGACAGTGACGGATGCATACTTCTCGGCGATTTAAACCGTGAGATTTTAACAAGAAGTCGAGATACTTTTCTTGATTTTCTATTGCGTGTTCCGAAAGACGAGTTTATTCTTACAGTAATTTAATGGTGATAAATCTATGAAACTGAAACAGGAAGCAGAGACCTAAAGCTACCTTTTCCCCTCTTATGAGACTATGCGGTTTACAGCCGCTTAACCCATAAGGGGGAGAAATGGGATCTAAGAAGACCTTACCGATTTACTATCCGTATCAGCCTGCAACTGATTTAACGCAAGGTATAACCCCTTTAGTGGTTACCGGGACTAATACCTATCAAAGCTCTCCATCGACCTATGTAGGCAACATCGACAATATTGGCTGTCAGGTGACGTTTTCGGGTACTCCTACGGGCACGTTAAGCGTTCTTGGATCTAATGATAATGTCTCTTTCTTTGCTCTCACATTCTCACCATCTCTCACACAACCGTCAGGGGCAGCTTTAAGCTATGGGATCGATTTGAACCAATTCCCATGGTCTTATTTGGCTTTTAGCTATGTGAATTCCGCGAGCACCGGGGGTTTGATTGTTTCTGTATTCGGGAAGGATCTTAACTGATGACCACTTTTGCGTGGCCTCCCGGCGGTGGGGGCGGAGTTAGTATCTATTCGACGTTTTCGGTGTTTCCTGCGGGAACTCAAGCGGGACAACTAGCCGTAGCGGCTGATTCTGGCAATCTGTATGAATGGAATGGGACAAGCTGGGTATTGCTGGCGAGTCCTGGCGGTGGTGCACCCGCACCTGGCGTTTCCGGGGATATCATCTTTAACAGCGGTGGAGTTTTGGGCGGAGAGCCAAACTTTACTACAGACGGAAGCGGACATTTAACAGCAGCTTCTCTAAACCTTCTATCTTTACAGGTTCGAGGTAGTGGGTCTGGCATTATCTCCATTCTTCCTCAGGCCGTTGCAGGGACGTATAACTTCAATCTACCCACTACTGCGGGGACGGTTGGTCAAGTTCTAACGTCTCAGGGTGGCATTGCTTCAGCGATGACCTGGACGACACCCACAACGGGAACCGTGACGGCGGTCTCGGTGGCTTCCGTCAATGGATTAGCGGGGACATCATCCGGGGGGTCGACCCCTGCATTAAGCCTTTCCACTACTATCACAGGGATTTTACAAGGTAACGGTACGGCAATCAGTGCGGCGTCTACCACGGGAAGCGGAAATGTAGTTCTAGCGACATCTCCCACGTTGGTAACCCCGGTTTTAGGCACTCCGAGTTCAGGACTTTTAACAAATTGCACTGGTTTGCCACTTAATACCGGAACTACAGGCCAGTTACTTTTAACTAACGGGGGGATTTACCCGTTAGGCAGTAACACGCAGGTTCTTACGATTACCGGAGGTGCGCCCGTATGGGCAGCCCCTGCCACATCCGGCACGGTTACAAGCGTGTCCGTAGTGTCAGGAAATGGCCTAGCTGGAACAGTAGCGAATCCGACGACAACACCCGCTATCAGTCTAAGCACGACTATTACGGGTCTTCTGCAAGGCAACGGTACGGCAATCAGTGCGGCTACCACGGGAAATTTAACAGATGTGGGTACCGATGGAATTACGATCACGGGAGGAACAAATTCGGTTTTAGGATCGGGTACGTCGATTGCTCAACACGTGGCCGATACAACCCATAATGGATATTTGTCGAGTGCGGACTGGAATACATTTAACTCTAAGCAACCTGCATTTTCTGCACTCACCACTGATGGGATCATCTATGCTACTTCCGCGTCAGCAATAGCATCTACCAGCGCCGGTACTACTGCCTATCCATTAGTTTCTAATGGAGGTGGGGGAAGCCCTGCCACCTTCCAGCAACTTAGCCTGACAGCTGGGGTTACTGGTATTCTTCCGATAGCCAATGGGGCTATGCCTCAGGGCAATAGCTCTGCATCTAAAAACTATCTTAGCACCTATATTCCAAGCTTTGGAAGTGGAATAGGGAATCCTGGAAACGGAGACTTTGAAACAGGTACCACATCAGGCTGGGCTCTTGGTACGATCGGGGCACTTACCAACGCTTTACCCACAGGGACACCGACATTCGGAAGCGGTGCAAGTGGTAACCTTTCTATTAGCGCCATTGGCTCAGGGTCACAGATATCTGGAAACTATAGTTTATCCTACGCATCTTCGGCTGCAACCACACAGGGGAATATGGTTGCATCTTCCGCATTTTATATCGATGCAGAAGATCAGGCTAAAGTCTTAACGGTTAAGTTTTACTATAAAGTAGCATCCGGTGCGTCGAATACTAACTTTTCCGGTGGTGCATCCAATTCGTTTGCTTGGGCAGCCTACGATGTAACGAATAGTTCTTGGCTAAGTTCAGCCGGAAATTTTGGTCTAGTTCAAACAACAGGTCAGGGATACTGCACTGGAACATTCCAAACAAATGCTACCACGCAGCAAATTAGATTCTGTTTTTACAATGCAAACGCAACTAGTGGGGCAGCAACACTTTATATAGATGATTTTTATGTAGGACCTCAAACAGCTCCAAGTGGTCCGGCGATGACTGATAGCACAGTTTTAACAACAGTTCCATCCTCAGGGGGATTGGGCACATTATCCTCTGTAACCTATGCTTATAAGAGACTAGGGGATCAATTAACGGTTCAATTTTCGTTTTCTCCAGGAACAGTAACAGCTTCGACAGCTTTTATAGGTATTCCATCCGGAATTTCTATTGATTACACAAAAGTAACAAATCAAAGTAACGGCGGTATTGTTGGAAGCTTTACACAAGCTGATTCTAGCGGAACCCCGGCTTCTGTTGGTTCAGGAAATAAAACAGGTATTTTATTTGTTGACGGCAGCACGTCAAATCAAATTTTTATAAGCATATCGACTGCTAGTTTTGTATTCACAAAGCAAAATGGGAGCGCCATATTTAATTCAAATACTTGGATGTCTGGATATTTCACGGTCCCCATTGTCGGATGGTCTTCAAACTCCGTAATGAGCGCTGATTCAAATACTAGAGTCATAGGCGCGCAGATGAACGGTGTACCTACAGGGACCTTAACCGGATCATTTAATATCGCTAAGTTTCCTACTGTCATCACCGATAAAAGTGGATCTTATAGTGCAAGCACTGGGCTATACACTATACCAGTTACTGGGCTTTACGATATTTCAGCATCTCTAGATGTAGAAACGTCCTCAGCTTTTACAGTTAATCAATATATAATTATAGCAATCTATAAAAATGGAAGTGAAATATACAGAGGCCCAGTTTTTTATATACCAACAACAACAGCAACAGCCAGCCCTACCGTGAATGCTAAAAGCTTGGCTTTTAATGCTGGTGACACTGCCGGTATATATGTTTTGACAAGTGCCAGCACGGCCACATATACAGGAGGTCAAAATACTTTAAGCAACTTCACTATAGGACTAGAGAACGGACCTGCCGTCATTACTGCAACCGAATCGGTTAATATGTCTTATACGGATTCTAGCATCGGCTCAATAGGCTCTTCACAGGGTGTGTATAAATATACTACACGACTTTATGATAGTCATAACGCCTATAATACAAGTACCGGTTTATACACATGTCCGGTTTCAGGTAAATACAGGATTTCTGCGATTTTAACCACGGCAGCTACTAATATTAGCACAGGAAACTCATTTTTATTAGCAATTTATCATAATGGTAGTCAGTACGTGGCCAATCAGGTTTATAGTTATGGAGGAACGTCTGACTGGCAGGTGCTAGTAAGTGCTAGCGTACCTTGTTTGGGTGGAGACTCGCTGGCCATTTATACATCCTGTACACCTAGCACGACTGCGTATTATGGCGCAGCCTATAATAACCTGTCAATCGAGAGAGTAGGAAATTAAATGCGAACATATAACTTTGAAAATATAATCACCTCAAACTCCGTATTGAGTGCCAATAAGACTAGCAAAGCTATGCAGCTTTGGAATATGATAGGTTATTCTATTCAAATAGTAGTAACTGGAACACCTACAGGGACGTTTAGCCTATTGGGGTCATGTGATCCGGTTCAAAGCGTTGGCGCTGATTATGAGCCAACTAATTTTTCAGTCATTACCAATTCATCTTATGCTATTTCAGCGGCAGGTAACTATCTCTGGAATGTGATCGACCCAATGTACAACTGGGTTGAACTCTACTATCAGGATACATCCGGTGGCACGTCGACAGCAATTCTAACCGTTTCTACATTCAATGCTAAAGGGTTCTAATGTCTGGAAATTCGGCTTCCATTCCAGGGTATGGAGGCGGTAACTGGCAGAACCCAGTCACTACGCTATCCACACTTCCTACAGTTGGAAACCTCCAAGGTGACTATCGAGTTACCCTTGATACAGGGTTTCTTTATCAATGGCGAGGGAATGTTTGGTTTCTAATCGCTACAAGCGGAAGTAATGCCTCAGTTGGTTTAAATGGACAGTTAGCTCCTACCTCGTCAACTGAAGTTGGGGGTATCAACCCTTCAGGACTTTTGGAGGGCCTTTTAGTCGATGCAAACGGCGCGCTGGTTGTTAATAGCAGCGGAAGTTTTGGAGTTCAGACCGTCAGAGTTATCTATAATGAAGTTGCTAGCGTTCCGGTGGGCGTAGAGACTGACATCAATACTTATACGGCACCCGGAAGCGGGATAGCCTATCTCTTGGGTATAAATACGTCAGGCCAAAATATCGGCCTATTTAATATTTATTTGAATGGGGCATTGTTCGATAGGCAGTATTTAAGTTATACTTTATTTAATCTTATTTTTGATTATAAGACTGATTCCGGCTCGGTGCCGGGTTACGTAGTTCCATCTGGCTCTACCATTTTGGTAAAAGCTATTAATTCTGGAATGTCTAGCGTTTTATACAATGCTAGAATATTTGCTTTAGAGGTGACGTAGATGACTAAGCTGGAAGGTATGAAATTAAAAGCGGAGTTGTTAGGGGTGCAGAAGGCTAAGGCAGATATGGAGTATGTAGTCGAGCAGAGGCTAATGGAGATTGAGCGATTGCGGGAGAATATTTTAAATCAGGAAAAAGCAGAGGAATTGCTTAACCAAAAACTTTCGGGGGAATAGATCATGGCAGATTATAACAGCAGTTTACCAGTCAGGACCCAAAATCCGGGCGATGTAGTTGTTAAGGTCGGAGACGCTACCACGCCGACCCAACAGCAGGCGGTCAATGCTGCGGGCTCAGCTCAGATTGCCGGGCAAGGTGTAGCCGGCACTCCTGCCGGTGGGGTTGTATCAATACAAGGGGTTTCCGGGGGAACGGCGGTACCTATCTCTGGAAATATCACGGTCAGCGATCCGGCTAATGGGACGGTCGGGTCAGCTCCTCCTAGTATTGCTACCTACATTGGTGCGCTTACGGGTACGGCTGCCCCTAGCTATTCATCGGGCAATCTAGAACCGTTCTCATTAAACCTTGCAGGGGGTTTGCGGGTAGACGGCTCAGGCGTGACTCAGCCAGTCAGCGCGGCATCTCTTCCACTTCCTACTGGTGCGGCAACATCTGCCAACCAAAGTACCGAAATCGGATATCTGACAACTATCGCAGGAGCTTTATACGCTCAGGGCTCTACTACCTCAGGTGAACTCGGGTCATTGATCATGGGTGCGGCTACCACAGCAGCGCCTAGCTATACAACTGCCGAGAGTTTCCCGCTTTCATTGAATCTTGCAGGGGGTTTGCGTGTGGATGGATCGGGTGTAACTCAGCCCGTATCGGGTACCGTGACAGCTAACCAGGGGGGTGCGCCCTGGTCTCAGAATTTAACCCAGTTAGGCGGGGCAACTCCCAGCGCCTCAAATAGTTTACCCGTGGAAATTACCCTTGGAAGTTCTTTTATTAGCTCTTCTAATCCTCTCCCGGTAACCATTGACCCAGCAGCGGCAGGTACTTTTAAAAATTATTACACTGATAGTGCTAACGTAGCAGTAGGTTCTACAGCTACACAAAGCACAACAGCCACAGGCGCTACGGGGTTTTACCTTCAGCAAATCGTAGTTTCTGGACCAGGTAAATTTAAAGCAGTGGTCAGCATCGGCGCTTCCGCTTTTTGGGCTATCTTTAACAGCACTGCTACACCTACGGTAGTTATTCCGGTGCCTAATAATACGCTGGTCCCTACCGGAACGGCTATCTCCGTAGCTATTACCAATAACGACCTGGGAGCACAGGATCTATACAGCACGATAAGCGGGTTCCAGGTCTAATGGGGGATTTTAATTCAAGCCTACCAGTTATTGAAAGTGAGATTACCGGGATTGGGACAATTGCGGCCAACGGTGGCAAAGTGGTTGCTTCCACTTCCGGTAAAGGAACTATTATTTTCAACATTACTGGGATTTGGTCCGGCACGCTACAAGTTCAGGGCAATAACGGGGACGGCGTATTTACGCAGCTTGTTTTTTTCTCTAATGCTAATGGTCTTTATAACAATACCTCGACCACCGTTAATGCGTTTATAATCGTAAATGCCGCCGCTTGGTATCAGATCCAAGTCATTGCAACAGCCTGGACTTCTGGCACCGCCACGGTGTCATGGGGTGCAGGCCCCTTTGTTGGTAAAGAACAGGTCTATAGCCAAATAGCGGCAGGATTTTTGAGCCAAGCATGGCTTTTTGACGGTTCGGGTAATTCGATCAGCTCAACTAGTGGATCGCTTAATGTAAACGTAACTAACGGGACCGAACAGACACCCGTAAATGCTAATTCTAAACTCTCACCTACCCAATCAGTAACTACAACTGAGTCGTCTCTAGTTGCTCCTACCAATGCTATAGGAGTGATGTTCGAATCAGACAGTAGTAATACAACTAATATTCGATGGGGAATAAGTAATTCTACAAGCAGTATTCTTTCCTCGACTTTAGGTTTGCTTATGGAGCCAGGCCGGGACTCTGGATTTCTACCAGTAGGAGCGGGGAATTACCTTCACTTTATCGCACTTAGTGGTACAGTTTCGGTTAATGTTCAATGGATACTAACCTCATGAAATTATTATTTCTATTATTAATATCATCATTATCACTTGCGAGTACTTATCCTCCTACCACTTCGAAGAGTTCGTCAGACGCAAGCGACATCGTTACATGGAACTATCGGTTTCCAAACTTTACGGGAACGCACACGGGAGCAATTTTTAGCCTTGGAACACTATCGACATCCGGGGGCGGGACTGGAACTACTTCCTGGACTACCGGGTCTATACCCTATTACAACGGTTCAATACTCACTCAGGATAATGCTAACCTATTTTGGGACGGAACCAATCATCGTCTTGGAATTGATACCAACTCACCAAATTATACTTTGGTTGTTAATGGTACTGCGGGAGTAGGTAATATTCTAATCAACGGTTCAAGTGCCGGGTACATCCTTCAAAACGCTGCGCCAACTACCACAGCCTATTTTATCACTTGGCCATCGGCCCAAGGTACAGGAGTTCTCACCAATAACGGCGCGGGTGCTTTGTCATGGTCTGGCTCTACCGTTCCGGTTTTAGGAAATTATGAGGTAAACTCGACCTCGGCAGAAAGTACGGCCTCCACCACAGATGTTTTACTTACCAGCATGACTATAACCCCAGTTGCCGGTACATATTTGGTAACTTTTTCCTCTTGGTGTAGCCAAAGCAATGGCGCTCAATCTATAACATTGGGTATTTATAACGGGGCTACTTTATTAACACATACGCAAAGGGTCATTATTCCTTTTGTAAACTTAGGTTTAGCGTCTACCTTAGATATTCCAGTGGCAACCAATGCTATTCTTGTAGCAAACGGAAGTAATGCAATCACAATTCAGTGGCACGTAAGCGGCGGCACAGGAACGTGTACAAATAGAACTTTAGACCTAGTGAGGATTCAATGAGTAACAATTATCAGCCCGTAATCGCCCCAGGCACAAACACAAAATGGATCGCACCTAGTCAAATTAGCGTTCAAATACAAATAAATCAAGCAAACCCATTACAAAATATCCCTACTGTGAACATTATTGAGCAACAGGTTTTAGCTCAATCGGACGGTTCGGTGGTTGTAGCCCCAGTAACTATGGCACTGCTTAGCTATGTTGTAACCGATCCAACAACTACATTTAATTTACTCGATTCTAGCGGTAACGTAATTGGTACCGCTACGGATGGACAATTGCTTCAATTACTTCATTCGAAATATGTATCAATAGCGCAAGCCAGAGATGCAGAATAATTAAACCTAGGAGAATTCAATGCCATTAAAAAAAGGTCGTAGTCACGCAGTTGTAAGTGCAAACGTTAAGGAGATGATGCGAGCAGGACATCCACAAAAGCAGGCCATTGCAGCTTCATTAGCCAATGCTAGGAAGTACGCTAAAGGGGGCATGGTCGAGGATCAGGATCTAGAAGACGGTGGAATGGAAGACATGCCCCAAGAGGAATATGGGATGAGCGGGGCGAAAAACGAATCCATGATGGAAATGGCATCGATTAGCCCCGATGACAATAATCGTTCCCTGAATGAAGTTCGTGAGGATGGTGTCTATTACCCTGCCGAAGTCGAGAACCCAGCCAGAGAACAGGAAGCCTACAGCTTTGCACATGCTCTCCACAAAAAGGCTCTTAAAAGCGAAATGGATGAACGCAAATATGCACAGGGTGGATTAGTGGAAGCAGGCCCTGAGGAAGATGAGAGACTTCACGGCAATCATCCTGAAGATATCGCAGACATGCCTATGTCATCGGAACCCTGGTCAGCGCAGCCTAAACGCCCCGTAGCAGGTCATAAAGTTATGGGTAATCCAACTGGGTCAGAATTATCTATGGAAGCTTTAGAAGCCATTCGGAATAAAAAGAAGAGTCGCAGATACGGAGTTTATGACCCAAGGAATGGATAAGGAAGGTACGAAGCAATAATCCCCTGGACTTTTGATCCAGGGGATTATAAATCTTCTTTGCACTAGAACAACCAATGTTAACCAACATTAGGAGTTGCGCCATTTATAGGCCATTTCCTTTGGTTCGTCAAGCATTGGTTTTTACAATTTGATGCAAAGGAGTATTTTTCATGGCTAATGTAAATGTAGATTTCTCAACTTTCTCAGATCCTCGCTTTAAAATCCTAGGGGGCCTACTGGGCATTAAATCCTTAGATGCCATAGGCAGATGCACAGCCTTATGGATGTATTGTATTGAGCGAGACACTGAGTATCTTTCTCCCCGCGTCATAGATACTCTGACAGACACACTTAACTTTACCTGCGCATTACAAGAGGCGGCATTGGCTGAGCCAACGGATATAAATGGTCAAGTTAGAATCCGGGGAACAACCGAAAGAATCCGGTATTTAACGGAATGCAGACGCAGGCAAAAACTGGCGACCGAAGCGGCCCGGTTATCCCGGATTCAGAAACTGGAAAAAGCCGAAGCTGAGCTGGAATTACTGAAAAGTCCTATATCGGAACCTATATCGGGTCCTATATTGGCTCCTATATCGGAACCTATATCGGGTCCTATAAAGACTCCCCCATTGGCGTCCTATACTAATACTGTATCTGATCCTGTTCCCGATACTGATCCTGTTCCCGATACTGATCCTAAAATCTTAAAAAGAAAGAATACACGGATTACTTATTCAGAAGTCTTTGAAGACTTCTGGGGGCTCTATCTAAAAAAGGGTGACAAGAAAGCTTCATTTTTAGAATTTCAAAAACAGAAGCTTACGGAACAGGATCAGACAGAGCTTAGAACAGCGATCAAAAACTATTGTTTGAAGAATCCAGAATACCAGTATCGGAAGAACTTTGAGAACTTGCTAAAAAGTGATTGGCGGCAATACTTGCAATTAGAACTGCCTGTTTACCAAAAAAAATCAAAGGGTCAGCTTCAGGCAGAGGCAAACACGACTGCGTTTGAACATTGGCTAGCTAACAACTCGGAAGGAGCAATCACGTGAGGCAAGAGATAGGAAAAGTTTACACCGGCTTTTGCGCATTGTACGGCAAAGATTTTAACGCAGACGCATTAAGCATTTGGGTGCAGGTATTGTCAGATTTAACTGTTCCAGAGCTGAGAATGGCAGTCCAGTATTACGCGAAAGACCCGAGCCTATGCAAATTCTTCCCCCAGCCTGGACAGCTTTACGGGTTAGCCAAACCTCGCGAGGACAAGGAAGAACAGGCGTCCTGTATCGTTGATAACATTTTCCAAGCCCTTAGGAGCTACGGAACGGATAAGTACAACGAGAGCAGAGCTAAATTGAAGATTGGCCCTATTGGGTGGAAATGGATTGAACAGCAAGGCGGCTGGCAAGTGTGGGCGCGTACTGTGACCGATGAGGATATGGTCCCTACCCTGAGGTCTCAGGCTAGAAAGTCCGTGATGGGGTTAATTCAAGTTCAAAACAATCTAGAGATTACTGGCAAACAGGTAGAACCGGATAAAACCCTTTCAGATCTTGGGGTCACAATGAAAGAATTATGCAAGAAACCCTAAAAGAAGACTGGGGTTCTTTCCCAAACGATGATAAGAGCGACATATGCAAGAAGATCAGGATGCGCTTACAAAAGAATTTGACCGACCAAGAATGGGAATGCTTTTACAGTTCCCTAAACAACGCAGCGGAGAGCGCGCCGAAAGAAGCTACTGTTCCGAATGCCAAAGTCGGGGAAGAGTCGTCATGCAGGGTAATGCTTTCCACCTCTACGTTTATCGATGCCACTGTCCTTGGGGTGAAGATTACAAAGAATTCGCGTTATGCCCCCCTAGAGTAGAAGAAGAAGCTTGCGCAATTACAAACGATAACATACAACAGATTCAACGAAAGGGAACGCAATGAGAAAAGCTAGAAAAAAGATGACTGATGCAGGAGTCCTATATACACTTCGAGTCGACGGAAAGAGTTACAAGAAAGTGGGTAGAATTGCGAAGAAAGTGAAATTAAGCCGCGCGGCGATTATAAATCTGAGTCTTACCAAGGCTCTGTCAGATAAAACGTTTGTCTTGGCTTTAGGTGAGTGAAAATGAAAAAGAAAAATGTAGCTAAATTAAAATACATGATGGTTAGGACCTATTCCGCTGGAGTGTTCGCCGGGTATTTGCGGAGTCGAAAAGGCAAAGAAGTAGTTTTAGAGCGAGCTAGGAGGATTTACTACTGGAAAGGAGCGGCCACATTGAGCGAGCTAGCAATGCGCGGATCTTCTTGTCCTAATGAATGTAAATTCCCTTGTCCAGTGGATGAGGTAATTTTGACTGAAGTTATAGAAATGATTCCCATTACTAATATTGCCAAAAAGAACATAGAAAGTGTTCCGGTATGGACGCAGTAATCGCTTACGGTTCCGGTTCCGGTTCCGGTTCCGGAGACGGTTCTGGTTCCGGTGGCGGTTACGGTTACGGTTCTGGTTCCGGTGGCGGTTACGGTGACGGTGGCGGTTACGGTTCCGGTGACGGTTCCGGTGACGG